AAATAGTTCACCAACTGGTGATTCTAATAAGTTGAAGACTCCTGGAAAAACTCTTAAGCAAGTTAGGGATGTCGTCAACAAGGGGGCCAAACCTGCTGAACCTATACAGACCAATAGTGTCAAAGAAGAGGAAGTAGAAGTGGAAGGTCAGGTTGTTGCCGAGGACGAAGTAACTACAGATGAAGTGGTTGCTGAAGAACCTACTACGGAGGAAGAAGTTGTGTCTGAAGAAGAAACTACCGAAGAAGAAGTAGTTGCCGAGGAAGAGTCTAAGGAAGAAGTATATGATGTCGAAGAAGATGTCAACGCACTTCTTGCTGGTGAAGAACTTTCTGAGGAATTCCAAGAAAGGGCACGTACCATTTTTGAAACTGCAATTAAGTCTAAAGTTTCAGAAATTAAAGAAGAACTTCAGTCTAAACATGAAGAATCTCTTGTAGAAGAAGTTGTTACTATTAAGGAAGAACTTACAACTAGACTTGATTCATATCTAGAATATGTTACTGATGAGTGGATTCAAGAAAATGCACTTGCAGTAGAACAAGGACTTAAGACAGAAATGACTGAATCATTCCTAACTGGAATGAAAGGTCTATTTGAAGAACATTATGTAACTATCCCTGACGAAAAATATGATGTACTTAATAGTATGGTAGAAAAACTTGATGAAATGGAAGATAAACTCAACGAGCAAATCAATAAGAATGTTGCTCTAAACAAAAGGTTATCGGAATCGACTGCTGATGTAATCCTAGCGGATGTATCAGAAGGTCTAGCAGTTTCCCAAAAGGAAAAACTTGCTTCTCTTGCCGAAAATGTTGAGTTTGATAGTGAAGAAACCTATCGTGAGAAGCTTGGCACACTGAGGGAGTCATACTTCCCAGCAAATCCTGGCACTCAAAGAAACAATTCAGAGACAATTTCTGAAGGAACTGAGGCACCTCAAGCAGCACCGTCTGGCTTGATGGAAACTTATCTTTCAACTTTGAATAGAGTTTCGAAAAAGTGATTTTAAGATTATAAGATCAAACTAACAAACAAGTAAAGGAAAGAAAAAATGCAAATGTTCAATGCGGAACATCTGCAGGAGAAGTGGGCACCACTACTTGACGCTGATGGGCAAGATCCCATTAAAGATAATCATCGTCGAATGGTAACCGCAGTTCTTCTGGAGAACCAAGAAAGAATTCTTAGAGAAGAGAAAGAATTCCTATATGAAGACGCTCCCACAAACCAAGCTAACGCATCCGGTGCATCCGGTGGTTTTGGTGGACAAGCATCTTCACCCCAAGCTGGTTTCGACCCTGTTCTAATCAGCCTTATTCGTCGTGCAATGCCTAACTTGGTCGCTTATGACCTAGCAGGTGTTCAGCCAATGAATGGTCCTACTGGACTAATCTTTGCAATGCGTTCACGTTATACCAGCATGACTGGTGATGAAGCATTCTTCGACGAAGCAAACACAAGATTCAGTGCTCAGAACGCTACAAATACCCTAGGTCAAACTGGTATTGGTACAACTGTTGCACAATCTGGTACAAACCCAGCCGTTCTAAACGACGATCCTGCAGGAACCTATAACCTTTCACAAGGTATGGAGACTGGAGATGCTGAACGTCTAGGACAGAGTGATGCTTTCAACGAGATGGCATTCTCGATTGAGAAAGTTACCGTTACTGCGAAGTCACGTGCTTTAAAGGCAGAGTACAGTCTAGAACTTGCTCAAGACTTGAAAGCAATCCACGGATTGAATGCAGAGGCAGAACTTGCCAACATTCTATCAACTGAAATCCTTGCTGAAATTAACAGGGAAATCATTCGTACCATTTATAAGATTGCCGTTCCTGGTGCTCAGGCTAACGTTGCTAATGGTGGTACATTCGACTTAGACATCGACTCTAATGGTAGATGGTCAGTTGAGAAGTTCAAAGGTCTTATTTTCCAAATCGAGCGTGATGCCAACGCCATCGCACAAAAGACTCGTAGAGGAAAGGGTAACATGATTCTCTGCTCTGCAGACGTCGCTTCCGCCCTAACAATGGCTGGTGTATTGGATTATACTCCTGCACTTAATGCCAACCTTAACGTTGATGACACAGGCAATACATTTGCTGGTGTACTTCAAGGTAAGTATAAGGTCTATATTGACCCATATTCTGCTAACGTTTCTGCTGCTCAGTACTACGTTGCAGGTTATAAGGGTACTTCACCTTATGATGCTGGTCTATTCTACTGCCCTTACGTTCCACTACAGATGGTTCGTGCAGTTGGAGAAAACACATTCCAGCCAAAAATCGGATTTAAGACACGTTATGGTGTTGTCGCCAACCCATTCGCACGTGGACTTTCCGATACTAATCCTGGTGTACTCGCTAGTGATACTAACCAGTATTACCGTCGTGTTAAGGTTTCTAACCTTATGTAAGAAAGAAAGGAAATATTTCCTTCATTCAAAGAGACCCCTTGCGGGTCTCTTTTTTATGCTATAATATTAGAATCAAATAAATTAAAAAGAACAATGGCAAGATTAACCAAGTTTAATCAACTTGAAGGAACCAGAAGTAATGCAACTGAACTGGTTTATGATGATGGAAGGAAACTTCTTTATTCTTATGAAACATTAGTTGGTGGGTATCATCCAGATCCAGATCTAAAATGGATAAGGACTACAAAAACTTATAGCGTTTCTACAGATAAGCATATAAGAAATTATTTTAACAACGTTGCGAATCCGAAGGTGGTTGATGAAGATATTTTGGAGAAATTGAAGGTCGGTTAACTAAAATTGAGAGACCCCTTAAAGGGTCTCTTTTTTTATCTAAATAAATATACGACTAATAGAAGACAATGAAACCTACTCCAAAAGAAACTCAACAGGCACATGAGAATTATAAGAAGGTCTCTGAACATCTTGTCAATGAAGGGTATGTTGAAGATCAGAAATCTGCGGATGATGTCATTCGTGGTATGAGTGAAGAATGGTTCCAATTAATTATTAATGACTAATGAAAGACTTTGATAAATTTATAGAAGAGGCAGCTGCCAAGAGATGTCCTCCAGGCGAATATTATGATGGTAAAAAGTGTTCAGTTCCACCTCGTGGATACCATCTAGGACGTAGGGGATATATTGAACCAGATGAGGATGGTAAGAAAAATGGCAACGGTAATGGGTCCAATAACGGGAATGGAAATGGTCATGGCAATGGTGGCGGTAATGGTAATGGTGGTAACGGTAATGGTGGCGGAAATGGTGGTGGAGGATAAAAATGGCAACAGCATTTGATGGTCAAATACAAAATAGAAATTTTTTATCCCCAGTTGGATTTAAATTCACATTAGCAAAAACACCTAAAGCTGCGTTTTTCTGCAATTCTGCAAGAATACCAGAGATAAGTTTAGGAACTGCTATTCAACCAACATATCTAAAAGATATTGATGTACCTGGTGATAAGTTAGATTATGGTGATTTAACGTTACAATTTCTTGTTGATGAAAAACTTGAAAATTATATGGCGATTCATAATTGGTTAACTGGATTGGGATTTCCAGAAAGTACAGAGGAATATAAAACCCTTACTACAGATTCAGATGGACTTAGGGATACTAAAGAAGCATTTAGTGATGCGTCCCTATATATTCTGAATAGTAACTTTAGAACAAGTGCTGTTGTAAAGTTTATAGATGTATTTCCTACTAGTTTATCATCTCTTGAATTTGAAGCTAGTGATACTGATATAAATTACTTTACAGCAAATGCTACTTTCAAGTATACTGTTTACAATATACTAGACAGTGATGGCAGAACCCCCTTATGAATACTGAAACTTCGAAGCTGTTAGCTGGTTTACAGTTTAAACAGACATTACGTTATGGTGAAAATCCACATCAAAATGCAGCATGGTGCGTCTTTCCAGATGAAGGCATATCAAATGCTAAGCAATTACAAGGTAAAGAATTAAGCTATAATAATCTTATAGACTTAGACGCAGCAATATCGACAGTACAGGAATTTACTGAACCTGCTGCTGTAGTAATCAAACACACCAATCCTTGTGGGGTAGCAATAGGAGAATCTATCTCTGATGCCCTTACTAGAGCATTGGATGCTGATCGCATTAGTGCTTTCGGTGGAATTATTGCTCTTAATAAAGAAGTTGATGATGTATGTGCTACAGAGATATATAAAAGTTTTTATGAATGTATAGTTGCACCTAAGTTTACAGGACATGCATTAAAGATTCTTTCTGGTAAGAAGAATCTAAGATTGCTTCAGTTAGATATTGATAATATGGATGTTAATCCTTACAATATTAGAAGTGTTCTTGGTGGAATATTAGTTCAAGAAAGAGATAATCAACCAGTTAATTTTGATAAATGGAAAGTATGTACTGAACGTCAACCAACAACACAAGAAGTTATTGACCTTACTTTTGCATGGAAAGTAGTAAGACATGTTAGATCTAATGCTATTTTGATTGCTCGTGATGGTCGTACATTAGGTGTTGGTGCTGGACAAATGAATAGAGTAGGTTCATCTAGGATAGCACTAGAATCTAAGGATGATGTTAGTGGTGCTGCATTAGCAAGTGATGGGTTCTTCCCATTTGGTGATACGGTACGGAATGCAGCATCATTTGGTATTCGTGCTATAATACAACCAGGCGGAAGTATCAAAGATCAAGAATCTATTGATGCTTGCAATGAATTAGGGTTAACGATGATTTTAACCGAACAAAGACATTTTTTACATTAGGAACATTATGAGTTACGCATTATTGAGTGTATCAAACAAAGCTGGTATTGTCGATTTCGCAAAATCGTTAATTGATTTTGGATATACTATTATTTCAAGTGGGGGAACACATAATATTATTGATGAATCAGGAATAGCAGTAACTAAAGTTTCAGATTATACTGGTTCACCAGAGATTCTTAGTGGAAGAGTAAAGACATTACATCCCAAGATTCATGGTGGTATTCTTGCAAGACGTGGGGATCCTAATCATGATATAGATCGTGAAGCAAATGGTATTGGTCTTATTGATATTGTTGCAGTAAACTTATATCCATTTCAAGAAACAGTTGCAGATCCCAATGTGAAGTGGGAAGAAGCAATTGAAAAGATTGACATCGGTGGTCCAACGATGGTTCGTGCAGCAGCAAAAAATCATGATCATGTTTCAATATTAACTCATCCCCTACAATATAGTGGTTTCATTGATGCTTTATCTAATAACAAAGTAAGTGAGATAAGATCTCAACTTGCTGTAGAAGCATTTCGTCATACTGCCGAATATGATGATGCAATTACTCGTTGGATGCAATCCAATATTCATAGAAAATCTAATCGTAATATTTTTTCCTTATGAATCTTGATAAAATTCAGGAGATGTGGGAGCGTGATGCTGTCATTGATCCTGATAACTTACATGATGAATCATTAAAAATTCCTCAATTACATTCTAAGTATTATACAATATACAATACTGTTACTTTGATGCGTGAAAAAGCACGAGAATCTTATAATAGAATAAAATTAGAAAGGTATAATTACTACACAGGAAAGGCATCAGCAGAAGTTTATGCTGAAGATCCATTTCCATACAAAGTTAGAGAAAAGGATGCCATACAAAGGCATATGGATGCGGATGAAAATCTAATTAAGATCGATCTTAAGATGAGATATTATGATACGACTTTAAGATTTTTAGAAGAAATAATTAAGAATATTTCCAATAGAACATTCCAAATAAAAAATTCTATTGAATGGCATAAATTCCAATCTGGATATAATTAACACAAAATATTGACTCTAAATACTTTTGAGTGAAGTGGAACCTCATGTATGAGTCATTTGATTATTCAAAAAAAGAATGAAGTAAATTTACATCTTTCTGGCGAACAACATATCTTATATGAATTAGCAGATAAATTTACTTTTGAAGTTCCTGGTGCGAAGTTTTCACCAGCATACAAAAAGAAATTTTGGGATGGAAAAATTCGTCTTATTAATACTCAAACAGGTGAAGTTTATTGCGGATTATTAGATAAAATAACCACATTTTGTGATGAACATAATTATACATATGAATTTGTAGATAACACATATTACGGATTACCCTTTCAAGTCAATGAAATGATTTCAAAGGAAGGTGTTAAAGATTATATGAATGCTATTTCTAGTTATAAACCTAGGTCTTATCAAGTAGAGGGAGTATACGATGCTCTAAGACATAATAGAAAGTTGTTGATATCCCCAACTGCTTCTGGAAAGTCTCTGATGATATATGCGATTGTGAGATATTTTGTTGAGAAAGGAAAAAATATTCTGATAGTTGTTCCGACGACTTCCCTAGTAGAGCAGATGTATAAAGATTTTGCAGACTATGGCTGGGACGTAGGTTCATGGTGTCACAAGATATACGCAGGTAAAGAAAGAGAGACGGACTCTCAAGTCATTATTACTACCTGGCAATCAATCTATAAACTTCCCCGAAAATATTTTGAGAGATTCTCTGTGGTTATTGGGGATGAAGCTCACCAGTTTAAGTCAAAATCATTAGTATCTATAATGACAAAATTACATCAAGCCAAATATAGGTTTGGATTTACTGGTACACTTGATGGTTCACAGACCCATAAGTGGGTTTTAGAAGGATTATTTGGACCTTCTTATAAAATTATTCGTACAGAAGAATTGATGGTAAAAGGTCATATTGCTAAACTGGATATCAACGTGCTTCTATTGAAACACTCACCGAATAAATTTGAGACATATGAAGATGAAGTTCAATATATTATTGGTCATAATCGTAGAAATAATTTTATTAAAAATCTTGCTTTAGATCTAAAAGGTAATACTCTTATCTTATATGCAAGAGTAGAAGGGCATGGGCAACC